ACACTCAATCTCTTGTGCTACTTTAGCAGCTAAGTGTGAAATCAAAAAGTCAGAGAAGTTAGCAGGAACAACATCGTTAATGAATCCTCTTCCTGTTTGAGCCGCTTCCCAATCTCTTGTAAATTCTGCTTTACAAAGTTGGATATTAACCATAAGGTCAGTAACCGTTAACACTTTCTCCTCAAGAGTAAGCGCAGATGTAGAGTTGTCAAAGTCGCATGTAGCAGCTTTAACTAATCCTGTTGAAGCAAGTACCTTAAGTACAGCTTTGTATTTTACATTCTCCTTTACGGTGATGTAGTTGTTTGCAATAGTGTCTCCTGAAAGAACTGCTGCAGCAATGTACGGTAGCGCTAATTCGCCAGCGTAGGTTGAGGTGATGGTCAAGTTATCAGCCATGTTTTTGTTTTTTTGTTTTTGTTTTTAGTTGTTTTTGTATCTTGCTACTATAGCACGAGTTCTATCTTCGATGTTACTCATTGCTGTAATGTTTAAAGGTGCTTGCGGTGCAGCTTGGCGAGCCTGCTTTACAGTAGTTGCAGCTGGTGCTTTACTAAGCTCAGTAATCTTTTTCTCAGCAGCGCTTAGCTTAGCTTCGAATTCAGAGATTACATTTTTAAGTAAACCTTCTACCTGCTCTTTGCTGTAAGTCTCAGCTACTTCCTGCTCTACTTCAATCTCTACAGTAGGCTCCTCAGTAATAGCCTCAGCCATTGACTCAATTACGCCTGCTGCAACAACGATAGTCATACCGTTATCCATTGTGTATTCACCATCAGCAAGAGGTGTAGGGTTGCCGTCTGCATCCATTACGAATACGTCTACTCCTTCGGCAAATGCATCAGCACTTGAGTAGATCATTGTACCATCAGAGAGAGCGCCTTCAACGGCCATTACTACTTTAGTAGCAGTCTCCTCTACTGATAGCTTTATCCCATGCTTGCTCAGCATCGGAGTAAATTTGTTTAGAATGTCTTGAATCATGTTCATAGTTTATATTTATTAGTGGAAAAAATTACAAATTCATTTCAAGCTGCTCAGCTAATTCAGCTAATAGCTTCTCTAAGTCTTTCTCAGTTACATCAGTTTCACTCATAGGTGCAAACCATCCCTCTATAGAAAAACCTTTAACTTCTCCATTCTTTACAGCTTGCCAAGTGTTATCATCATCTACCTTTACCCCTATCATCCAAGTGCCCTCAGGAAGCTCAAAGCCATAGTTCATGCTCTTGTCATGTGCTCCTGTAGTTACCCATGACTCTACTACTGTTAAGTTGTTTACCGGCATTTCATGCTGGATAGTATGGTTATGGTGCATGTTACGCTTAAGAAATTCCTGAGCAGTTTGCTCTATGGTCTCTTTAGAATATGTGATAAAATACTTTTCGTTATTACCATCATATCTAACTATAGGTTGGTTAGGAATTAAGGCAGGACCATACAGCATGCGCTTCTCTCCATCCTCTACTCTTGCTAATAACAAGTTAGCTTTAGACAGTGCTACAAAGTCTACCATTATAGCAGGCTCAGATACTAAGCTTACAGCGTATACCCCCATGTTATCCTCCTCCTCACCTAAGCCATATTCTATTAACTTCAATTTATCATTCATGTGATTGTTTTTTTATTAGTGGAGAAATTCTATAAATGTGATTGGTCTATTATCTTTTGACGTGCCTCCAATGCATTTGCTACGTTGCCAGCTAACACATAAGTCTCTAATCCACCTGGTGCATTAGTCTGCAAATTAGCTCCGCTAAAATCTACAGCAGGTGCATTGGTGCCTGTTGGTGCGTTTAGATTGCCATTGCTACCTCCTGCGCCACCGCCTCCAAATTGAGTTTGATTAATCTTAACTATGTTAGCTATACCTGCTGCTGCTACTGCTGCTGCTTTAACGAAGTTCATTCCTGTTAACTGATCTTGAGGTACAGCTAACTGTTGAACTATTCCGCTTGCCATTGCTATGGTAGCCTGAGCTTTTTGCATTAATTTGTTTCTCTCAAAAGTCTTGCGCTGGCTTGCCTCATCTCCCTTAGCTGCTGCATCATTAAGGCTCATTAGCGCATCTAATCCAAGCGAAGCCATCTCAAAGCCTGCCTGAATGTTAGCCATTCTTTTCTCAGCATCTTCCTTTCTATACTTCTCTTTTATCTCATTTTCTTTTCTTGCTTGCTCAGTTACTAAAGCTTCGCTGTCTAAGCCCGATGCTTTAGCTTGAGATATAAGCTGCTGATAATATTCATCATTAGCTATTAACTCTTGCTGCTGCTTAGTGTATTGCTGCATGATATTGCCTTTATCGGCTGCATCAATTATAGCTTGTAAATCTTGGAGCTCTTTTTTCTTTTCCTCCTTTCTTTTATCTGCATCATCTTTATCTTTAGCAGCTTGCTCATCCGCTGTATCTTGATTTATCTTCTTATACTTTTCAAGTAAGAGCTGCATCTCCATAGAATGCGCAATATTTAAAGAGCGCATATCCTGAGCACTTCTCTTATCTGCTTTATAGGCATCCTCTCTTACTTTCTGAGCAGCGAGTAAATCATCTATCTCTCTCTTTTGCTCAGTCTTTTTAGAATCTGCTAAAGCCTTCTCTATGGCTGTTATCTCTTTATCTACTGCTACAGCCTCATCTCTTATTCTCTTACTCTCAGCATCTGCCTTAGCCTTTCTCTCAGCTTGCGCTGCCTTAGCTTTAGCAATGGCCTCAAGTTCTTTCTCTGTCTTTACCTCAGATTTAGCTGCCTCTCCTGCATTCCATATCTCATCTTTGTTAGATTGCAGGCTAATGTTCTGAAGCTTTAAAGATTCTCTTTGTAAAACTAAATCATCGGCTAAAGCATTGTTACCAGCTCTACGTGCAGCAGCTATTTCGTTGTTTAGCTGAGCTGCTCTTTCGTTGTTTAATTGCTGCAATACACCAAGTTCCTCGGTGCGTGCTTTGTATTCGCTAAATGCCTGATTTTGTAGAAGCTGTTTATTGTACTGATCATCAGTGCCTGCACGAATCTTATCTAATAATGCTTGTGCATCAGTGTTAATCTTTACCTTTCTAATCTCTAACTCATTAATAGCTTGTAACTGCGATTGCTGTGCCTCTAAAAATGCTGCTCTATCTTTCTCAGCATAGGCTATCTTCATAGCAGTCTCAGCTTGAGCTTGCTTATTCTTTAAAATATCTAACTCAGTACGTAGCATCTGAGCAGCTCCTGCGCCTAAAGCTTTTTGTAATGCGAGCTGTCTTGTTAGTGATTGCTCTTGAGATTTAAGAGTCTCGGCCTGCTGCTTTAAACCCTCAAGCATCTTACTCTTACCACTAACTAAATCGGTAAGCTCTTCCCAGTATGCAATAATTCCAACAATTACAGCCACTAAAAGTAAAATAGGATTGGCTAATACTGCTTTGCCTAATGCTTTTAATCCTGCTACTCCCGCTTGAAAGGCTGCTTTTAATCCACCTGATAAAGCCTTGGTATCTATACGTGCAAGATTACCACTAAATACTTGAATGGATTGCGTTAAGCCTTCGAAGTCTAAGTTAGAAAGCTGCTCACCCATTATGCCGAAAGTATTACTCATACCTTCAATAGCAGGTCCTGTATTTCCCTTAACAGCTTCCGCTGCATCATTCATTCTATCCTTAAGCTCACCCATTTTAATGGACAGCTCGTTAAATTTCTCAGTACCTAACTCAGTCTGATCCTGCTGCTTTTTTAATTCAGCATATTGCGCCTTAAGTGTCTTAGTAGATTTCTCTAAGTGCACCGTAGATTCATCTACTTTCTTTATCTCCTGATTTATATCCTCTAATCCTGTGAATGTACCTTCGTCATCAAACGAAAGCTTCAATATCATCTCTTGTGTAGCCATTATATTACGCTATAAATTGTGAATGTAATTAAGCTAAGTAGCCCTATTAGTATAGTGTAATTAATAGCTCTTATTTGCCATACCTTGCGCCTTGCATGGTATGTACCGCTTGCATGCTTAAACTCTTTGCTCTTACCCTGCACTCCTGACCTTAGCAAAGTCATACTAAGTATGATGTCATTTTGTGGATTTGTCATATTATAGGTGTACGTTGAAATTTAGATTGAGTGTATTGAATCGTTGCGCTGACTACTAAGCTCTGCCCTGCTACTGTTGAAGTTATGTATGGTGCTATCTTATTACTTACTACAGGAGTAAATAATTTGAATGTACCTGCGCCAAAGCCATTATTAAATTGATTAACTAAAATTGGAGTAGAGCTGTACTGAGTAACTTTATCTTTCCAAATCATCGAACTATAATCAAGGCTTGATACCTTACCTGTAGGATTTCCTGCTCCATAATTGTATTCGAGAATTGAGATATAAACTTTTATCATCCATACAGTCTCAGTCGGCATAGCTATAGTGCCTCCATTAATACCATCTAACAGCAAATCTATTGGAGTTCCTTCGACAAGAGTTTCAGTCAATCCCATCAGCTGTATAAATCCATGCTGTGATCTACCTGGTATAGTTGTTCCAAAGTCTGAGGTACCATCCCACCAAGTACCACCGCCAAAGTGCACTCCTCTTACATCTGCCTCTGCCCATCTGCCAGCTACCATAGTACCTTCTAAGTTAGGTCTGATAAAATTGCGATAGCCTAAAGCTTGGCTGTAGTTGTTGTTAGGTGCAATGCCATGCCCTAAGCCACTAACAAATATGCGCTCGTTGTTATTCTCAATAGATGCCCTATTGACGTTACCCATACCGGTAGCGCTTCTTTGATTACCGCTTGTATTAGTTATATTGCTACCGCCTACGTTATTAGGTGAGGTAATTATACCGCCTGTACCATTCGTGCCTGTAGATGCAAAGCATCGGCCCTTGCCACTGTTCCAAGTGTAGCCGTAAAATTCGCAGCACTCCTCAGAGCCATTGCTCAGATTACCATCGTAATCTAAAAATTTAACTGCTCCTGTAGTAGTGTTTATAGTAGATGGTGTGTATTGGCATAGCGCTCCAATGTCAAGCAATCGAATGAGCTTGCATTTAGTTACTTGCTCATCTGCTACTATGTAATCCGTTAATTCTATTACTCTCCAAAAAGAATCCTTAACCCAAATCTTATCATTAAACTTTAAGCCGAATACATCAGTTACAGATAGCTTAAAATAAGCCTCCATTATCTTTTGCTCTGAATCGTAAAGCTCTGCGATATACTGCCTCCAATATCTATCAAATAGCGTCTTTAAGGGCATAGTCTCTATTGGATGTGGAGGAATCTCCTGCCCGAAGTTTAGGTCATTTGTGCCTATCTCAGTAGGGATAGCTGAGTAGTGGCTAAGTAAAGGAATAACTGTGAAGCTCGCCTCCTCAGCTACCTCATCATAAACCATAACTACAGCGCTTTCTTCAAATGCTCTTCTATAAAGTATGCGAGGCCCAGGTGCCATAAACTCTCCCGTACCATTAAAATATTTTGGGATAACGTAATTAGTGTTAGGGATTAAGTCGCAGGGTGATGCGCCAAATGTTAATTCAACAGTGTAATCACTTGTGCTGAAGTCATTGCCTGCATCGGTTAATCTTAATTCACCATACACTCTCTGCCCTGCTGTTTTATACTTAGCATTAAACACATCTCCCTGTTCTTTATAGCTCCACTTAAGTAGGCGCTTTCTAATATCAGCTGCAGGGGTAAGTACAATGTCTTTTGATAGGTCTAACTTACCGGTCCAATCGTAATCATCTCCACTTGCTAAATACTCGACCATTGGAATAATCTCTACTGCATTAGGCATGTTAGGATTAGGCACAAGCACAGCATTAAACATCTTAAGAATATCTCTTAAGAAATCTATTTGTTTTTGCTCAGGTGCGTTACGAGTTATGCTAATTGCCTGCGCATAAATTTCACCGCTTGCAAAGGTTATACCTATTGTGCTATTCGCATTAATAGTTACAGCCTGTGAGCTCCCAGCGTGTGCGTAAATGTATATCCTTACTTCATCTCCTATCTCTAAAAGTAAATTAAAGGATGCGTTAACTGTAAAAGGATTGTTTTGGCTAACTATGTATACGTTTCCTCCCTGATCGTAATCAAATTCAGTAGGCCCTACATTCTGAGCAAATGGAATAGGCACAATAGATTCTACACCTCCCCTTGTTATACCTAAAACAATATCGTATGTGTGTGCTGCAAAAGCAGAGTACCCTGCAGTGTTTACATCAATCTCTAAACTTACTCCAAAATCACCGTAGTAATTAGCTTGAGATGTGTATACACTACTGGCAAAGCTATTAGATGGATCTAATGTTTCTACCCATCCCGTTAGCTGTTTGTAGTATAAACCACTATTGCCTTGAATGTCTATAGCTACTGCCTGATTAGTTGTGTAGTGAGCGCTAAATTTAGCCTCGTCTGCACTAACTATTCCAAGCGTTAAAGGATTAGTGATGTAGGGAATGTACATATCTGCAAGCTCAGTACTTAAAGTATCTCCGCTATAGGTAAATCCCGCCTCCGTAATTATCTTATTAAGCAGCCATCTTGCCTGAACAGCTAACGTAAGCTCTCCTGTATAGATAGGATTAACTGAACTAAATACTCTTCTGCTACCTAACGTGCTATCCTCACTCCAATTCTGCCCCTTATCAGTTAGCGTGTAGCAGATAGCATTATCAAATAAGCTACCATCATTAATTAGATTTACATTCTCAAAGCTATTCTCATGGGCTAAGTCAGTATAGTCTAATTCTTTCAGCAGCTTATCTCCAATGCTCCGAGCTAAATCTACAGTTTCACCAAAGAAAGCTATAACAAATTCATGCATTTTACCCTGCTGAGTAATGGCCTGCTTGAATTGTATGTGCCCATCCGCAATGGGTAGCGTGTCTACTGATAAGGTAGCTTCTATCTTTCTTAATACATTAATCTGAGTAGTGTCATCGTTAAGCAGATTCACGTTGTACTGCTGCCCAAAGAAATCTACATTAGTCTTAGTTGCAGGTATTCTAAACTCACGTGAAAATGCTCCCCTGGTAGTAAACTCAGATATGCTATTGAAGTTAGATGAGTAGCTTATGCTCTCATTCTCATAAAGGTCTACTACTACCTGAGCGCCATTATCGGCAGTTACTACTAAGATTACTGATGGCCTCATGCTGTATAGTCGTTACTGAATTTTATAGTCAATTCTAAGTCTGTTTTTCTAAAGCTTCGTGTCCTAATTGCTGTATAATTATTGCTATCTATTAGCACCGGTGTAGCTGAGCCATCAATGTTAATCATGTAAACCGATTCGCTATAAATCAGATTCTTTAAATATTCAAATTGCCCTTCGGTTAAGAAGTCAGTTCTAATACGCATCATCTTTTCAACGAATGGACTGCGCTCAGTTAAGCCTCTATCATAAGTATTAAATCCAAATGCTTCACCTGCATCTGCAGTAGCGTAGTTACCTACTACTTTCCTGTAGCGCTTGCGTTCCACTGAGTAAGAATCCTCACTACGTTTAGTAAAATTGAAATAGTCCCATCCACCCCTACTATTGGTCCATGCTAATCTTATCTTATCAAATCTGCACTCATCATCTGCTTTGAATACTGCTATAGGTGTTGCACATGATGTGCCTCCAGGAGTTTTAAAAGTTATTAGATAGTGATGCCAATCTGCATCTAATCCAAAGTTATTATTTACGTTAGCAGGTAAAAGAGGAAGATGGTTAATGTAGCCAGCTGCTACTACGCATGAGAATATATCAGTCTGAATAGGTGCGCCTGCCTCATTGAATTGCACTATCTGCACTTTATCTATGCTATTATCAAATAAGCTACTGCCATCATCTGCAGGAATAGTAAGCACTCCGTAGTCATCTTCAAAAGAAGTAATGCCAATGGTGTTAGCTCCTAAGCTATAATTAGTCAATAAGTCATCCATTGCATAAGTGTTACGCTTGAGATCACTCATGATGTAACTGTTTCCATTAACGAGCGCAAAGTAATCAGTAGGATAGGGATTGTAACCATCTGAAATCTGAAACGCTGCATTGATTAATGATAGCTCTTTTAATGGGTAAGCAGTAGCCTGCACCTCAAATACACCTATTACCTCGTACCCTTCGTATAGAGTAGCTTCAACATATATTATATTGCGAGCTGTGGAATCATCTTGTACTGTTGTAGATGCAAATAAAGAAGGCACTGCGTCAGTGCTGTTTACCCCTAAATCCATGGCAGAGCTTACTACCGGGTTAAGGTCAAATACTAAAGCGCCTGATAGGTTAGGCTGCACGTAAAAGGTATTAGTATTACCCCCATTGCATGTTACCTCTATCACATATCTAAAGCCAGGCTGCCCTACGTTGGTAGATGTAGCTACCACTATTAGCTTTTGTTTTAAGGCAGTGTATGAATAGGGCTGTTGTTGTATTGTAATTGCCATGATTTAACCTGGTTTAATGTTAGTTAGTTTTCTCGTTTGATTTAAGATGTAGATGTTTACCGCATCACTCATGGCAGCGTTCAGCTGAGGAGCGTAATCAGGTAGCCACTCTAAGTATGCATCTCTAAAATAATACAGAGGTGCTATACCTTTTTTCTCTATGCTCTTAGCCATTGCATTAGCTACTCTTAATCTGTTGTCTGCATCTTTGTTAGCTGCGCTCTTTGCGAACTTAGTCATCTTGCCAGTCTCACCCATAGCTCTCAGCTTAATCTTCTTTAGATTCATCCAATTAAGGATAGCTTCTACCGGAGGCTTGGCTGCGCTGGCTGCAAAGCGTGTGTCTATTCCTTTGTAGTTACTCTCCTTACCTTGGCGCCCATACTCTACCCACTTAGCGTAGTCAGCTGATGAATCAAAGCCGATAGATGGCAGTGTGCCTGTTACATCTATAGCGTAATAAAGAGATGCTGCTAAGGTACCTGTAGTATTAGCCTTCCTCTTCTTTCCATATCTCGTCTGCTGAATCCTGATGTTACTACGTGCGCTCTCAGTAACGGACTCACCGAAATCTAAGAGCACATCGTATAGCGCTCCCTGTTCAAATAGCTCAGCTAAGATGCTCATTTATTGTAAATTTCAAAAGCCGTAGCAGGATCAGTTAGCAATAAAGAAACAAAGTGTTTTATCTTTTTATCATCTACAAAATCTGCTATCATCTTTGAGTAAGCATTATCTGCGCTATCTAAAATAAAAATTATTTCATTAACCCGAAGCTCAAATAAGCTGCTGTCATGTATTGGTGCGTATGTGTAATTCATATTTTTATTTAATGTGAAATCCAAAAGATGTAACACCAATACTTATAGCAGTAGATTGTACAATTCTTATACTCAGTTCGTCTCCATCTGCTACTGTAAAAGTGTTTGAAGTAGTGCTGTATAAAGCTCCTGCGGAAGTGGCTGCAATAGTAAATGTCATTGCCGTAGCTACTCCGTTTTTCATTAGCGTTATAGCCATTGAGCCGGTCATAACTCCCGAAGTTCTTAAAAAAAGTCTGCTTACTGTTCCTGCTACTACGGAAGTTCTACGTGCTATCTCGGATGTGTTTGTAGTGTTTATACCAATTCCAATATACGTTGTAGTAATAAAAATAGTTCCCCCGTTTAAGTTACCTGCCATTGCAT